ATCTGACCTGACTCTGTATTAAGAGTTACACCTGTACCCTTGTTTGTTGCTTGGGTAACTGTACCGCCTTTTGTTGGTCCAGTTAACTTACCAGCAGTAACCTCAAATAAACTTGGCATAATTAATTACCTCTAGTCTTGAGTAGATACGTTAGTAGCTCTAACGATACCAATGTTCTTTGTTTCGTAGACTTTCGACCAGTTGCCTACAGTTTGAAGTTGTGCTCTTGTTGGGTTTGTTGTCGTAACAGCCCACTTAGAACCAACAGGATGATATGTATAGTGAAGGTCAATAGCCATAGCATCAGATTTAGCCAGAATATCTCTGTCTGTTTCTGTTGTTAGACCAGCTTGCTCGCCACTAGCTACTGAACCAGCAGTAAAGAAATATGTACTGTACTCTGTTGAAGAACCACTACCAGTAGTAGAAACATCATCAGAAACAATAACTCTTAGTCCACAGTATGTTGGAACTGTATCGTTTCCACCAGCATATGCAGGGGCAATAGTACCACCAGAAGCTGTTGCAGAACCGCCATTTCCGTCTGCTGCAAGAACATAGTCAACCATTTTTCTTTCAACAAGATCATAGTAAACTTTGCTGTGCATACAAACTGCAGTTAGCTTGTCACCTTGGTCGCCAAGAATTGACCTTGCTTTTGCAACGTGTCTTGGAGATAATCCAGTTGGTGTATCAGATGAACCACCATCTATTGTTAAACCAAAAAATGCTGCATTTGAGTCTGTTGAGTTAACAGAACCAAACACTCCATCAAGACAAGCAAGTAAATCTTTTTGTCTTTGGTTTGCAATGTAAGCACCGATCTTTTGACCGATTGCTGCCATTGGGTCAGAACCTGCTGCCAATGCAGCTAAATCTCTAGATTCAAAAGCACGACCTCTGTGTAAAATAACACCAACTTGTTTGTCAGTAGAAATTTTGCCGGGTGTCAATGAAGATGAATCTGA